ATGACGATCTTGCCGTTAAACTTGTCCTGATGCTTTCGGATCTGTTCAAGGTGCCAATGCCAGTTCCATTCCTTGCCGTTCAGCGGATACAGGTGAAACATCAGATGCCGCGTTGGATTCACGGGCGGCCTGTACTCGTCACGATATGCCGACCACTTGCCGAGCGGACAATGCGATGACCGAGGCATAACCTTCAGAGCCAGATTGCAGCCGCAGCCGCCTTTTGTGTCGTCGCACCAGCCTTGATTGTTCAGCGGACAACTGGCACAGACTGCATCTCGTTTTGACTGCTGTTCTTCGGTCGCGACGTGCATTCCATCGGCAAGAAAATCGACCGCTGCATTCTTTAGGTTGATCGCTCGATCGACAGCACGGGCGAGTGCAGACTTCTTTTTCTGCTTGCATGTCGTGCATGATTTCCGGCCCGTGGCAACTTTAACAACGCTTCCGCCTCTTGCAGGCTGAATGACATTTTGCCCGGTAAACATCTCATCAAGTTGCCGAACCTTGCCCGCCTTGCACAGTTTGTGTTGGTGCAGGTTAACCTTCACGTTTCGACGTGAGCAAAATCCAGCCAGTTCACATGAGCACGTTTCACTCATTGATTGTCTCGCGGTTCGCGTCGATCTCCCGCAGCATTAGTTCCTTTTCTTCGGCCCATTGTGATTCTTGCTGCTGTCTCACTCGGTCTTGTGCGACCGTTCCGAATTGCGAGCCACCCCATGAAAGACCAATGGCAAAAAGTATCAAAACCCCGATTGCTGCGAGTTCCTGCATTACGAGCACTCCACGGTGATTTCTATCGTGATGTTCCACGGAAACGTGACAGGCCCGCCACTTGTCTCACATCCATCATACGCAACAAAGGTGAAAGTTCCAGTTACGAGTCCTCCAGGCTCCACCCCCGCACACGAAGGACAGGTGAAAGTGACTCCCGTGTCAGTCCAAACCTGCCCGGTTGCGTCTGACTTGTATTCCACTTTCCAGTTGTCCGCGTCACGATCGCAGTACACCTTGACGGTGAGACTCAATGACACAAGCACGGCATACACATTGTTCGTTTCGTCGTTCACGTCGGTGCAAGAAAACGTTATCTCCTGTTCGTAACCTTCCCCCTCGCCGGGTGGCTTTCCGCAGTCCGTTCCACCTTCACCAGCGACAGCCAGCAACACACCGCCGACGGCCGTTTGCACACGACTCCAGCAGTCAGGGCAACACGGACAAGGGCAAGGGACATTGCACGAGCATTCTTTGCACGCGACTTCATAAGTGTTGCCGTCGTAGTCCGTGAAAGTCGCAGACATTGCCCCGCAACCCGGAGCCGGAACGGGGCTCAACTCCAGCCCGTCTACAGTTGGCGTGATGATGCACTCTCCATATTGATCTCGCTCGAGCGTAAGTGACAACTCGTAGTATCCGATCCGCCCTGCCCACGTCGGCGCGTCACAAGGATAGGCAACGTCGCAAAGTTCTCCGCTTTCTGTGCCGTTGTTTGGATCTGTGATCGTGACGCACACGCATTCACAGGAGCATCGACACGAACCGCAAAAGTGATCTCGACAGCCCGTGTCAGGATCGTCGATCAAATGCAGCTCCCGTGGCTCGTGCTTTGACCAACGCAACGTGCCCTCAAGGTATGCAGTCGCCACCTGCACCTCGCCGCCTGGATCTCTGCAGCTCGCTCCCTCGTAACAGGTTGCTCTGTAGACCTCTTCGCCGCCAAGCGTGACGACGTACTCACATTCGCCGTCGTAGTTTCTTTCCCAAAACGCAGTAAATGAATGACCGCCAACGGTTCCTGTCCATGATGCTGTGGAAAACTCTGCGGAGCCGTGTTGTATTTCTTCGTATTCGACCTCCCACTCAAGGCACAGTTTACACGGAATGACCCCGCAGCAGCCGTCAGCGGGGATTGTGTCACACGCTTCAACGGTACGCTCGGAGCATGATTTCAGGCGTGTTGACGCCGCTTTTCGCAGATAGCGGGGAGGCATTAGGCACACTCCGCTGACGCGCACAGGTCGTCAATTATCCAGCGTGGTTCGCAGTATCCGGTCAATGGATAGTGATACGTCGCTCGTCCTTTTGTACCAATTAAATCTGTCGGAGTAAGCCCGTTCAGATAACTGCAAACATCGTATACCTCATATGTTCCTTCGTACGTGGCTCCCGGTGGCGTTTTACTGCAACCGCCCGTGTACCATTCAGCGGTGACGATTAACGTAGTTTCATCGACGTAGTCGATTCCGGGACAAAGAACATCGTCAATGGTGAACCAGATCGTGTGGCTGCTGCCGCCAGTCCGCAAACCGCGCGGCTTTATTTCCGGAAACCAATCCTCGCCGTTTGAAATTCCCTGCACCAGTGAATTTGCATCGTCCTTGTTAAAGCCATATGTCTTTTCATCTGGCATTTTATATCCTCAGAAACGAAGCAAACGATGCGGTGGCGTACATATCGAATTCACGAACCGCTGGCGGTGTTCCTGGCGTTTGCTTTGCCCCAGATCCATTCAACGCACCAAGCATCACATTGTCATCATCATCCAGATATGGTTTATGCACCCCTGCGTCGAGGTATACCGTTCCGACATCTAGACGTTTGTGCGTCCATGTTTTGTCGTTGTATCGCAGCGAATACCGCGTAAGTCTCCTGCGAGATCCGTAATAAAATCCAATGACGGATGACAGAATCGTGCAAAGCAGTGTTTTCGTTGCCCGGCCTTTGAACGTCGCGTCGTTTACAACTTCATTGCGAGCGATAACTGTCTCATCTGTGACGGTCGCAGGCTCAAATTGATAAAACTCCCAGATCGGGATAAATCGGGCACGAAGTATTCCGTTTTCGAACGGTTGCCCAGCGCTGTTTGCTATTGCCGTTCCTGCTGCATCTTTCGTTGCGATTTCTTGAAGTCGCTCGAACTTAGTTTCGTAGATCGGTATCCACTCAGTCGGGTTTCCAGATACCGCCTGCGTGCCTTGCCGTTCATCAACTTCGCTGCTGAACGTCGCGGTTATGTCCCAATAAAGCCTCTGATTCTCTCTACGAACAGCATCAACATTTCTGCATACTGCATACCCGCCAGCCGATTGCGTGACTCCGACCTGCGGAACACCACTCACGGACAGCGCATCGACGCGATCAGCAGTAACAGCCGCCATTTCTACTAAGTAGTGATACGTTTCGTCGAGTATAGGCACCCCGCCTGACGAACGGATGCCGCCGCGGCCTTGACTTTGTTCTCCGAGTAGTGTTCCAGAAACTGGCATTACGGCACCTGCACCCCTGTTGCTTGAATAGACAAATCGAGCTGAGTTGCTGTTGATGCCGTGCCAAGTCGCGTCACATAGTCGCCTGTCGATCTGTCAGCGTTCGGCATGATTCCTCCAGCCGTGTCGGACACAAGATAAGTTTCGCCGACTGTCATTGTTGTGCCGACAAGAATGATTGATCCGCCAACGGCAACAAGTCCATAGCCATCTGTCACGCCAGGCGTCATTGCGATTCCTGTCGCTGCTGCCAGCGTTGCCGATGCGTTCGCGTCCGATGCGACGTACTTGCTGGAGCTGAGGGAAACTGGCTGCCCGACTGCTACGGTGCCGCCGTATTGCAAGGTGCGAACCTGCGTTGTTGATGTCGGCCTAACCGCCGTAATTCCGCTAAGATCAGCCATTATCGAATTCTCCTGAAACCGTTTTCCTTGGCTTCTCTTAAAAGGCTATCCATGATTGCAATCTGCCGCGTCGCCAAAGCGTTTGCCGCCTGCTGTTCTTTAAAAAGCTGCTCTGCCTTCCACGCAATCTGCACTTCGCCCGGCGTTGGCTGATCTGGCACGGCCGCCACGCTGATCTGCCGATTGATTTGATCGGCAGAGAACTTAGCAGCCTCAGCAGATCCGACTTCCATGCCAGCACCCGGCCCGGCCGCAACGTCTGCTCTGCGCTGCTTGTTCTTTTCTTCCTGCTGCGCGAAGTAGTCCATCGCGGCCTTGCGGGCATTTTCCATGTCTCGCTGGAATTGCTCTTCAGCCTGTCGTGCAGCTTGCTCCTGAGCCTTCTTTGCGTCTTCAATCGCCTTTAGCCGAGCCGCCTTTTCTTTCTCGATGTTTTTTTGCTGCTGCTTGATTGCGTCTTCTGCAGCTTTCTTTTGATCTTCCATGTGCTTTGCTCTGGCTGCCGCTAACTGCTCGGCTGCCTTGCGTTCGGCGATTGCCACATGATTTACGGCCGCTGCCTTCTGCTGAAACTCCTCGTTGATCGCCTTGTGTTTGGCTGCTTCGGCTTCTCGTTCTCGCTGCTCAAGCAGATCAAGAAACTTGTTCATTTCGGTAGTGTCGACCGTGAAATTCGTGACGCTGTTGATTAGGTCCGTCACCACTGCGATTGCAAACCCCAGCCCCTGCGATATGCCATCAACGAGGTTAATAACCGCATCCAGAATTGGTTTGAGTCTTGTAAACGTGTCGAGCAATTGGATCAACAACGGCCCCATTGCCTGACCTGCGGATGCGGCTTTTTGCTCAAGGTCGCTTAGTGCGATGTTAAGCTTGCCGCTCACCGTGCCAGCAAGTCGCTCGGTCATGCCGTGGAACATCCCGCCGGCTGAAGTAGCGTCTTCAAATGCTTTCCGCACTTCCTGTGATGATATTCCGCCGTCCTCCATTCGCTTTTTCAAATCAATCATAGATTCGCCGGTGGTCTTGCTGATCTGCTGCAACGGGTTGAAGCCAGCGTTAATCATCTGGAGCACATCCTGCCCCATCAATCGCCCTGCTGCTGACGTCTGGGAAAACGCCAGCGACAGCATCTTGAATCGATCGTTGTTGCCTCCAGTGACATCAGATAGCATTTGCAGATTTTTCTGAACGTCCTGAGCCGCCACGCCGAAGCTCATCATCGTTTTCGTTGCTTGGGCAGCATTGCTAAACGTGACCGGCGATTCAGCAGCAAACTTGCGAATTTGCTCGAATAGTAACTGGCCATCTTTTGCACTGCCGGTCAAAACCTCAAATGCGATCGTGGCATCCTCGACCTGTGATGCCAAATTGATTGACTTTGCGACCGTCTGAACGCTCAGGTAGGCTGCTGCCATGCCCTTGATTGCTGCGATTGCCGATGATGATGATACCCCCGCTTCCTTTGAAGCCTTGGTCACGTCTCTGATGGCCGGTGCTGCCTGCTCGTGCTTTCGCTTCAAATGTTCTACCGCGTTTGCATACTCAACTGACTTCTTACCAGATTCGCTGAACGCACGATTCAGCAGTCCCAGCTCCTGCTTAAACTTTTCAGCAGGAGGCACCGATTGCCGCATGATGGACGATATCTTCGTCACTTCCGACTTTGCAAACTCCGCACCTTCAGCGAAATTTGACGTATCGATTCCAAGGCGGACATTGAGTGCAGTAATGCTTGTCATGAGAAACCAAATGCCCGCTTGAGAATGTCCGTTTGTGCTTTTGGATGACTAATGCCGCGTGCCCTGAGCCTCGTTCGTTTCTGCCACCTCATCGAATCCGCAGGCATGAAATCAATCACACTCAGCGATTCCAATTTTGCCCCTCGTGTTGCCGCCATCATCACAGTGTTGCTGTGAATCATTGCAGATAGCGAGGCTGCCTGTTCCCAGTGAGATCCGAACGGCTCGCACTGGTAATACGCCCACCACACATCAAAAACCCGATCCGATATTGAATCCAACCATGCCTCTGGATCGTCTATTCCAAGCTCAAGGCAGACTCGGCAGGCGAATCGAAGACGGTGGTTTTTCCGGACTCCCCCAGCGTTGTCGACGCCTCACTCACAATGGCAAACTTCTGGCACTGTTCCGACAACTCCTGATAGAAAGCCAGATCAATCGATCCAAGCTGTTTCGTCTCGTCATCATTAAACAGCCGCTCGCCTTTTTCGTCGATCCACATGCGTGCCGTGAGCAGCATGATTGCGTCGTTAAGATTCGTTGCGATCCATTTGCCTTCTTTGTCAACCAAGGACATTTGATACTGCGAGTGCTCCAAAGGTGTTGGCCGCTGAAGCCTGACCTTATGCCCGCAAACTTCAATGTCCTTTGTTGCTCGTTTCGTCAACTTTCCTAACGTCGCTCTCGTTAGTGTCATTACTCTTCATCCTCGTTTGGTTCGAGATCGGGATCGACCGGCATAACAACGCCGCCGATTTTTAACGCTGCTGTTTCATTCACAGCCTGAATCAATTCAGCCTTTGTTGTTTCGCTAAATGACACAATGCACTGCAGCCATGCGTCAGGCGATTTCGGCAAGTATCCGACTTGCACGTCATCGCAAAAAACAATCCATTGCTCGTGATCCACTGGCGATCCGTTAGGAGCTTCGCCGATGTGATCAATCAATTTGATTTCCATCATGTTTCTCGTGTCTGTGATAGGGTTTCGCCAGTCATCTTCAAAGTAAACTCACAATCCATCGTTTCGTTGTTTGCCAACTGAGGAAACGCAACACGGCTAAAAAACGCTTTGCCCGTGATCGTTCCGCGTGTTACTCCGCTGGTCGCCGTGCTGAGCTGCGGGAGCGTGACGGTCACCGTTGCGACTGTTCCGTCAATCGGAGGCAGTCCTAAAGATGGACTGAACCGAACCACGCCGCTAATCTCGTTTGGAGTAGCCAAATCGTGTGGGTCATTTCGGGTGAATCCAGTGTCTGCCAGCAATGTCACGTCGCGCTCACCGAGCGTCCATTCCCCTGGATTAATGGAAACAACATTTCCAGCCCACGCTGTAGTGATGCCGGTCGTCTGTGCTCCACCCAGTGTGATCGTTGCTGTGTTGCCGGTCTTAAATCGTGTTCCCGTTGCCATTTTACACCGTTTCCTGATACGCGATCATATAGTCAAAAATCGTTAAATATCGATGCTCCTGTGATCCATCAGTCGGCCGCTCATCCAGCGTCTGGAT